CTTTCTCGTCCATATACTCTTCGACAAGATCGGCAACAGCAACAGGGTGGGTGATGTACTCTTCGCCAGTGTACTTCCGTACCTGACCTTCGTGCATCTTAGTAGCAAATTTCAAAGCTTCATACATCGATTAACATATCCATTTCGTGGGCAAGAATTTCTTCAAAGTCAGCGATCATACCTTGGGCAGCCCGAACAGCGGCTTCATCGCCCATCTCTTGGTACACAACGATGTTCTCCCGAACAGCGGCGATCATGTCTTGTATATCTTGAATCATGGGTCTCACTTTCTCTCAATTACATGTATATAATACACGAATCACAGAGATTGTCAACCCCTTTTTGAAATTATTTTGATATTTTTTTCAGGTTACTCATACACCAGTAGCCTCTGCATATTGCAGTCTCAGTTTGAGTAGAGACTTCAGGTAACTATGTGTCTCACCCACAAACACTTGAGGCTCATGGTCATCAACTGTAATGATGATAGCAAACTTTTTGATGGGAACACCAGTTCTTTCATAGAAGGCTGCGGCATAGAATGCGCACTGGTGAAAGTAGTTCTGGATCCACTCTGCTTTTTTGGGCTTGCGGGAAGTCTTAAAGTCAATGATAGTCAGTTCACCATCAAACTCTGCAATACAGTCAACACGACCAGCAATCATAAACTTGTCAGAATAAAGAGGCACCTCTTGTGCCCAGATATTATCAACACGTTCATCTAAGATTGGCTTGATTTGATTGAATGAAAAGATATTCGAGGGCATTGCACCTTTCGACCAGTCTTCTTCATTGTTCAAATAGTTTTCTGCAAGAGTGTGAACAGCCGTACCACGCCCTGCGGCTTGGGTGCTGATCTTGTTAGCGACTTCTTCGCCAACTTTCTTTCTCCATGCTTGAATGGCTTCTTTGCCAAAGTGACCAAGCACAGTTGTAATCGATGGGTATTTGTTACCCTCGGGTGTTACGTAAGTTCTACCAGTTGGTAGTGTCTCACATTCAAGTTCAGGCAAAGCCTGCATATCTACATGGTTAAACATATCTACTCACTTTTATGCGCATAATATTGTAATAGTAGCACACTTTTCTGCGCTTGTCAAGTTAATCTGCGGCGTATACCTTTGATGCGCCTGTTGAAATTGTGTGGTCAAAGCCATCATTACTAGCATTATATTTATCACCAATCCTAGCCATCTTCGATCCTTCGACATACACCTTAGATGAATATGTACTACAAGTAGGAGTGTGATTTACTGGTGCGACAACACAAGGTTTCCCGTTTGGATGGGGTGTCATTGCATCGCCATCAACTACTGGTCTTTTAGTTTCAATATATGTCTTTGAAACTGTTACAGGTCCGGAAGAAGAAGTGAGTGCGCTACTCCACGTCCACTTAGTGGGATTTGTTGCGCAAGCACCATTCTTAGTGCCGTCTGCACACGCAACGTTACTCTGGCTATTTGCAAATGCCGCTAAAGCCGTTGACATTATCGAATCAACGTTAGTGTTGGATTTTCTGCAAGATGTGCATCAACTTCCGATTGTGTCATCTGCTTAACATAGCGATGACCGTCAGCTTGTTCAAACACTCTCAGTCTCGGTCTTTCTGCCATTTGACTTCTCCTTTAAATATACGTTTTCTTCTTCGATGAGCCATTCTATTAGAGTGCCTTCGTCCCAACCCATCGATCCTAAAAGTTCAGTGGGAAGTTCTAACAGCATTTCGCCAGTTTCTTCATCCTCTACAACATGCCCAATATATTTACCATTCATAATCCCAATCTGTCCCTTTCAATAATGTATGATTTGACTAATCTGCTTCTAACAATGTCTTTGATTTCAAATTCAATAAAATCAAACTCTTTCATATTATTTATAATGCGCATAAAATCTCGTAATCCTGAAATTTCTTTTTTGCGCTCAGAGGTCAGATCATCCTGTTTAACATCCCCGCAAAAAATGATGCGACTATTCTCGCCAACACGGGTCATTACAGTATGTAGTTCGCCAGCACTCATGTTCTGCACCTCATCCACGATAATGATACAGTCCTCGAATGTACAACCACGCAGATAAGACGTTGATGCAAATTGAACTAATTGCTTTTGTTTTAGGATTTGATATGCATCGCCACGCTCAAAGAGTTTAGTAGCAATGTCATAATAAGGCTCTTCGTATATTGCCTCTTTTTGTTTCAGTGTGCCAGGCATGAACCCTTGGTCACGTGTGGGAACTGTAGATCGAACAATAAAGACTTTTTTATATGGGCTGTTGTTTTTCATCACTTCATTAATAGCAAAGTAAAGAGCCAAAAATGTTTTTCCTGTTCCAGCTATTCCGTGTAGCATTAAGTGATAACCGTCTCTCCAACTTTCAAATGCTACTTGTTGATTTTCTGTTTTCGGTTTGATACTCTTGCTAATCGAAAACGCAGTAGATAAAGTGTTATCTTCGCTTAGAATACCCTGTTGACGCAGTATTCTTCTTTGCCTCTTGGTGAGGCGCTTTTGTTCTGCAGGCATTGTTGATCAATCCTTATTGTTTTTATCTGGTTTTGATTGTTGAGTCGCTGATACCCTTTGAGTTCCCCTTTTTAATATGTTTCAGCAGTGAGTTGAAGGAATCAGGTGTTTTCACAACACCCAAGCGATGTGGATCACCAATAGATGGTGCCTTTGTTAAGAACTGTTGTAAGTTTGGATTATTTGCTTTAAACTCATCAAGTTCAGAAATTCTCATTGTAATTTCAGTTTCCTCACCTGTCTCTAGGTTTCGAAAGTTATAAATCGGCATTATATTCTCCTATAAAAAAAGGCGACCCGTGATGGATCGCCTTCACTATCTCATCACTAGCAATATTTATACTAGCAATTCGTATATCTCTTTCCAATTAGCAACTTTAGTAACATCATCGTTTGTAAAGTCAGCATTGTGAGTATGCATCATTAGATAGGGATCTAACCCCATTTTTAGTCCACACATGGCGTTTTCAGGTTTATCTTCAACCCACATACACCCAGTATCTTTATATTCAGCTAGTGCTTCATCTTTGTCAGCACCAGTGTCTAAGTAAACATACTTCTCAAACGCAGTATCACCGAACAACTCTCTAAGGTTCTTAGTTCTTAGATGTTGAGCATACTGATCATTGCTCAAGCTAGTAATCGCATGGAATATGTAACCATGTTCTTCATGCAATTTTTTGACATACTTCATAGCGTCTCTGAGAGGTGGCAACTTTCTAATTGCGGCACTCTCATTGAACATTCTGATAAGCCTTTTTATCTCAGCTTTGGGCATATCGTAACAGGTAGCCATGTCATAATCACAAGCATCTGTTTTGACATATCCATGTCTTTTCATCCAGTAGTCGAAAGCGTATTCCCAATCAAGGAGAACACCATCACAATCGACCAATATCACTTTTTCTTTCATCATATAGTTTAACCTCACTTCTTATATTACTAATATAACACCTGTGAAGCAGTTTGTCAAGTGGTAATTTAAGAAAAATATGAATTTTTTTGCTTGGCTTTTTGCTTACGTGCCTTTTGAATTTTAGCACGTTTCTTGTCATAGCGTTTCGTATCTTTCTTAACAAAACGAGGCTCTCGGTCACCCCATTCGTCTTCCTCGTACCAATCACGGAAGTTCTTGCGTTTGGACATTTTAGATTTCTCACTTTACTCCGAAATTAAACCTGGAAATGTTTCTTTGATTAGTGCAAGCGATAAGCCCTTTATAGGCTTTTGCTTAATCATGTCACACAGTAATATTGCGTCATCTGGATCAACTGCTTCTAGCATCTGAATGAACAGTGCTTCTCTACGAATAGGATGGATGTTGTCACCGTCGAATCCCTTAATGAAGTACGGAAGTTTTCTTGCTTCCCTATAAAGCATTCCATGCGAATCAGGCATGCGTGATGCCTCATACGGAGGCGCTTCACTAGGAATGTTCAGCACCATGCTTTTGTCATACATCACTTTAAGGATGTTACGAAGAGGCTTTGAGTTATTCTTTTTCAAATACTCAATTTTCTCTTTTTTAGTTTTCATTTCACGGGCTGTATTTACAATTTCAGCCAAAGATTCTGTAGTCATTTAAAACTCCGATATTACTTCCATAAGATTTCTTAATTTATTCTGTATGAAGTAGTTTAACAATTGCGACCTATCGTTCACGTTTTCAGAGTTCCATATATCCAAGAC